TGCATACATAGTATCTGTTAGAAAAAGAGGAGAGAAGATTCTATCGGCAGATCCCAGGATTCGTGTATCCACAATCCACAGAGCAAAAGGTGGAGAAGCTGATAATGTAGCATTGTTGCTAGACTCAACGAAGGCATGTGTGGAAAGTCCAGATCAAGATGCAGAGAGAAGAGTTTGGTATGTGGGTGTAACGAGAGCAAAGAAGGAGTTACACATAATAGAAAAATCTGGACAGTTTGGATTTGAATTATGAAAAAAGAATGGTATTTACAAAGAGCAACTGACGAAGAAAACCCTAGTCCGTTTTGGGATAGTTACGTCCATGACATGTGCGAAGTCCTTGAAACCACAAACAAATCTCCTTTTGGTAAACCAATAAAAGAGTTTAAAGAAAATAAAAAAGACAGAAAATATTTTTTAGATCAAGCAGAGAAGCTAATCAATGGTCCGAGAGCCAAAGAGTATGGGCCTGCTAAATTTAATCACGAAAGAATAGCAAGAATATGGTCTGTTATATTAGACAGAGAAGTTACGGCACAAGAAGTTGTGGCTTGTATGGTTGGTGTAAAACTAGCCAGACTAGCAGAAACGATAGAACACGATGACAGTTGGGTCGATATAATAGGCTATGCTGCATTAGGTGGAGAAATTATAAATGACAAGTGACCAATACCATTTATTGGAACAAGACATAAAAGATGTGGCATGGGGGAATGTTGATTCAGACTGGACTCCACCCGAAGTTATACCAGATCTATCGCAGTACGATACGATAGCCATTGACTTAGAAACGAGAGATGAGAATCTAACAAAGCTAGGACCTGGATGGTGTAGAAAAGACGGACACATCATAGGCATAGCCGTGGCGGCTGGAGATAGTTCTTGGTATTTTCCAGTGGCACATACTGTGGGTAATATGCCAAGACGACCAGTGTTTCAGTGGTTGACAGATCTGTGTAAAGACACAACTAAAACATTCGTGTTCCATAATGCACTATACGATCTTGGTTGGCTTAGAGCAGAAGGTGTAGAAGTCAAAGGCAAGATCAGAGATACCATGGTTGCAGCGCCTTTACTAAACGAGAATAGAAGATACTATAATCTAAACTCGTTAGCTGGAGATCATCTTGGCACATACAAAGACGAGAAGATGCTCAAGAGTGCCGCCGAAGAGTTTGGTGTAGATCCAAAGTCTGGTATGTGGAAACTACCGCCTCGATATGTTGGTGCTTATGCAGAACATGACGCTGCAATAACTTTGAGATTATGGAACGAGTTACGAAAACAGATAACAAAAGAAGAATGTAGTGGTATATTTGAACTAGAAACTAGACTCACACCTCTGCTTCTTGACATGAAAACAAAAGGTGTACGAGTGGATTTAAACAGAGCAGAGCAAGTTAAGAAAGAACTGACTGCGTTAGAGAAATCACTTGTAGAGGAGATAGTCAAAGAAACTGGAGTTACGATTGAACCTTGGGTCGCCACATCTGTAGCAAAGGTCTTTGA